GGGTTACGCGCCAAACAGCGCCAGCGACATTTACAATTATTACTGGCTGTTTGACGTTGATGACATGGTTGACGTGCTCAACTCCGTTATCAACTCCTATGATCCAGATCCATACGAGCATGGACAGCTTTCATTGCGGCACGATGGCGGATCAGGATGGACCACCCTGCACCATGTTGGCGGCGCCACATTCGACGCAACAAACAACAAGCTCTACATTTCCCTGCAATACGCAGATGACAGCCAAGCATCAGAGAGCGATCTACCCCTGATTTTGTGCTATGACCTTTCCGGAGTGGCGGCGTAATGGCCTTGTTTGATTACGTCAGCGGAACGTCGGATTGGGCTGACGACACAACAGCAGGACTTGGCCCTCTTTCGTTATCGGTAACATCTGGGAATTTGGTTGTTTTTATCGGTAAGTGGGAGACGGGAGGCGCATCTGATGCCGCCACTTTCACGCTTGACGATGGCGGGCGTGGACTGTCATGGTCAACCCGTGTTTATCAGAACGCAGGGTCATCGACTCCAGACTGTAAAATCGGCATTGCATGGGCAAAGGTGGGTTCTACCGGAACCGCAACCGTGACCGGAACAATTTCGACTACTCGCGGTTTCCGTGAATTCCATCTACACCAACTGGAAATGGGGGATGGCTACACCCCCAGCGAAATTGCCTCAACGACAGGAAATAGCACTACTGCCGTTGGCACGTGGTCTGCAACTTCAGTGACAGCGGCAGTCGATGACCTGCTGGCGGTTGTTGTTGCAACAGGTGGCGGTAATTTTACTGTATCGGCTACTTCCCCGCTCACGCTGCAAGCAAATGCCCAAGGCCGCTCAAAATTTTGCTCTGCAAAGGCGGCCAGTTCAGGAAGCACCAGCTTGGGCGGTTCGATTACTGACGACAACCACGTTTACGCGGCAGCTGGATTTCAGCTGCGTGTTTCGGGCGGCGGCGGCGGATCAAACGCAAATCTTCTAACCGGTAAATTAAGCGGACTTCTGGCAGGCAAACTATGACGATTTACCTTGGCGATTTCCCTACCGGGAAGACCATCTACGTGCCGTTCCACACGTTCAACAGTTCGGGCGCGTCAGTGACCATTACCGGGCTGGCTGTTACCGACATTGAGGTGTACCGAAACGGCAGCGCGACCCAGCGGGCGTCTGATGCGGGTTATGCCCTGCTGGACACCGATGGCATTGATTTTGACGCGCTGACCGGTATTCATGGCTTCTCAATCGATACCAGCGACAACACAGACGCCGGCTTCTATGCGGCTGGCTATGACTACTGGGTAGTTGTATCGGCTATCACAGTAGATGCCCAGACCGTCAGTTTTGTTGCGGCTATCTTCAGTATCGACAACCGCCAGCTTCTGCGTCCGACCGTGGCCAGTCGTACTCTGGACGTTTCGGCAGGTGGCGAGGCTGGTGTAGATTGGGCCAACGTGGGAAGCCCGACCACTACGCTGAACTTGTCTGGCACATCCACCAAGGCGCTGGAACCCACTACCGCAGGCCGTACGCTCGACGTGACCACTACCGGTGAAGCTGGCCTTGACTTCGCCAACGTCAATTTGCCGGTTGGCTCTATTCCAATCGTCAACATCATCGAAAACGGTACCATGCAGGCCGGGTCGGCTGCCGGCACTGCGGTGCTGCGTTCTGCCACGTCTTTCGTGGATGACCTTATTATCGGCGCAACCATTATCGTCACCGGTGGCACAGGCGCAGGACAGTCACGGATTATTTACGACTGGGTGAGCACTACCGACACCGCAAGCATTTCGCCAAACTGGACTACAACCCCAGACAATACCAGCACCTATCTGGTTGTCCCGACGCCGCCCGCGTCTACCAACAGCGCGACACTGCCAGCCGTCAACCTGACATCGTGGAACGGCACCGCAGTAGCCACGCCAGACACGGCAGGCTATCCGAAAGTTACCATCAAGGACGGTACGGGCGCTGGCGAAATCGCGTTGACAGCAGGAGTTGTTGATACGGTAGGCGCTGTGAGTGGCGCCGTTGGGTCTGTGACTGGCGCGGTCGGAAGTGTCACGGGTGCTGTTGGCTCAGTGACTGGGGCAGTAGGATCTGTAACCGGCAACGTGGGCGGCAACGTCACGGGGTCTGTGGGGTCTGTCGCCACCGGGGGCATCACAGCCGCATCCATTGCTACGGGCGCATTCGATGCTGATGCGCTCGCAACCGACGCAGTTACTGAAATCGTTACAGGCGTGCTGACCTCAGCAATGACTGAAGCATACCCAACAGACGGCAGCACAATGACAGTGGCGCAGGCGCTTTACCTGATTGCCCAGTCCATTGGCGAGTTTTCGGTAAGCGGTACAACGGTGACGGTCAAGAGAGTGGATGGCACCACTACAGCGGCGACCTATACGCTGGATTCGTCTACCGCACCGACAAGCCGTACCCGCGCAACCTGAGGCTGATCAATGTCGATCGCTCACATAGTAACGCGAGGCATCGGGCCGGACGCAGCCATCAAGGGCATTCTAACTGCCGGCATTCTTGGTGGCGCGGCTGATGAAACTGCGCCAACGGTATCAAGCGCCACAATCAACACTGCTGGCACCGCGATTACATTTGCGTTCAGTGAGTCGGTAGTCGCCACAATATCAACCGGGTTCGCGCTCACAATGTCCGGTGGTGCAGTAACGGCCACTTATTCGAGCGGGACAGGGTCTAGCTCTCTGGTCTACACTCTGAGCCGTACGGTCCAATACGGCGAGACTGGCACCCATGCCTACACCCAGCCCGGGAACGGCATTGAGGACACGTCAGGCAACGACCTTGCCACCTATTCCGGCGCGACTGTCACAAACAACTCAACGGACGGGCAGGACGTAACGGCTCCAACCGTTTCTACCCGGACGGTAAGCGCCAACGGCACCACCTTCACCATCGCATGCAGTGAAACGGTATCGGTAGGCGCCGGTGGCAACGGTGGCTTTACGCTGACTCCGACAAACGGCGGTGCGGCTGTAACTCTGAGCTATGCCAGCGGGTCGGGTAGTGCCAATCTGGTCTACACCGCAAGCCGGGCAGTCTCTAGCACTGAGACGCTGACTCTAACCTATGTCCAGCCTGGCAATGGGATCGAGGACGCCGCGGGGAACGATCTGGCCAGCTTCTCGGCCCAAGTCGTTACAAACGACAGCACGGTAAACGGCGCTCCAACCGATATCAGCCTGTCTAGCTCAAGCGTACTGACCACTGCCGGCCTAAACGCGGTTGTTGGCACCCTGAGCGCTACCGACCCTGATGCAGGCGATACGCACACATTCACCCTGGTAGTGGGAACTGGCGACGCAGATAACGCCATCTTTAACATCTCGGGCGCTAGTCTGCGTTGTGGCGATCCAAGCGGCCTGACTCCGGGCGCATATTCGGTTCGTGTGCAGGCGACTGACTCAGCTACGAACACTTATGCCGAGGCTTTCGCTATCGCAGTGATAGAGCCGGGCACCGTCGCAATTTTCAAGCGTGGCCCGATCGTAACTGATATAATTCAACCAGTTGTTCGCGAGGTTATCCAGTAATGGCACAATCAACAATCCTGGCCGCTGGGATCACTGCGGCAACATCCACCGATATCACTGTTGCGGTGGGCGCGGTGGCAAAAGTCGGGATATTCTGCGCTGACGCAGATGGTAGTCGGTTGCCGGTAACTGCTGAAATCAGGCTCCGGGAAGACACCCCGAACACAGATAACACCGTCGCCCAGTTCACGGACGAAAAGCGCAGCTATCTGATCACGGCCCCCGGCACCTATCGAGTGACCCGCACGGCCTACACTGGCACAGCCTTTGGCGTGTATCTGGAAGCCTGAGCATGAGCCAGATCACATCCAGCGCCTACCCGGTCACAACCACAAGCGCAGACGGCGATCTGTTTGTAATCGTGCGTGACGGGCAGCTGATGAAAATGAACAGGGCCGCTCTTGATGCTTATGTCAGCGCCCTGCTGCAAACAGCGTCAACGTCCACCACTGCCGAGCTGATCGACGCCGGCAGCGATGCGAACACAGCCGACAAGTTCACCGGCAAGCGCCTTTTCAACACCACAACCAACAAACCAGTCTATGCCGCTGGTCCTGCTGCAACATCCGTATGGGTAGACGCAACAGGCGCAACGGCCCACACCCCCAGCTAAACGGTAATCGTCACCGAAAGGCGAGTTAGCCCGGATGGGCAAAGAGGTAATGATCATGGCAGGCAGACCAACCGACTACAGCCCAGAACTTGCGGACTCGATATGTGAGCGACTAGGGCAAGGGGAGTCGATGCGGTCTGTGTCACGCGACGACGCAATGCCATCGATGGCCACCCTTTTCAAATGGTTGCGCGTGCATCCTCAATTCCTAGAGCAATACACGCGGGCAAAAGAGGAATCAGCCGACGCAATGGCAGAGGATATCCTCGAAATCGCCGACAATGAGGTCGAGCAGCCGCTTATTGTGGACGGCCTGCCAATGCAGGTTGATGGCCAACTGGTCATGGTGAAGGACAACGTTTCAGTACAGCACGCCAAACTGCGCGTTGACACTCGCAAATGGCTGATGGCCAAGATGAAGCCCAAGCGCTATGGCGAGAAGGTCACGAACGAGCATACAGGTGCCAATGGCGGGCCCATCGAAACCAAGACTGAATGGGTGGTCCAGCCGGTGAAGCCGGTCAATGAAGCGTGAACTGAAGGTTAACTACAAGATCTGGGAGGCGCTCAACAAGCCGCAACCGATCATTGTAATCATAGGCGGGCGCGGTTCTGGCAAGTCGCTGGGAGTTGGCGATGTTGCGGCATTTGAAATGGACGCCAAGGGCTATGACTGGTACTGCCTGCGGGAGTATCAGGACTCCCTGACCGATTCGGTGCACCGGGTATTTGTCAGCGCCGTCGAAGATAGATTGCAGCTGACCGGCTGGGACATTCAGCAGTCCACGGTAATAGCTCCGAACGGTGCCAAGACGACATACAAGGGCGCTAATCGCAATCCTGATGCCATGCAGTCGGCTCAAGGCTATCTGCGGTCGTGGTTCGAGGAAGCGCACAGGGCCAGTCAGGCGAGCTTGGATAAGTTGCTGCCAACGATCCTCCGCAACCCAGGCGCAAAGTGCATCTTCACGGCTAACCCGCAATCATCGGGTGATCCGTTCAGCCAGCGATTCATCACGCCATATCTGTCCAGCCTTGAGCGGGATGGATTCTACGAAGACTCATTGCATTACATTGTGGTGGTCAACTGGCGGGATAACCCATGGTGGAATGCAGAACAGGAAGCGCTACGAAAGTGGGACTATGAGAACCTGCCACGCGCCAAATACGACTGGATTTGGGAAGGCAAGTTTTTAGATACCGTGGCGGACGCCATCATTAAGCCGGAATGGTTCGACGCATGTATTGATGCCCATATCAAGCTGGGATTCAAGCCGCTGGGCCGCAAGGTTGTCAGTCATGACCCGTCCGATCTGGGCAATGATGACAAGGGTTTGGCATACCGGCATGGGTCGGTATTCTTCGATGTGCAGGCCAGATCATTTGGTGACGTGGCAGATGGGTGTGATTGGGCCACTGATTACGCGATTCAGGTAGGCGCACAGGATTTCGTCTGGGATTGCGACGGAATGGGAATAGGCCTGCGCCGGCAGGTGGCGGACAATCTCACCGGCCAGCCTATCCAGCAGGTGATATTCAGGGGGTCAGAAGGTGCAGACTACCCAGACGCGCTATATGAGCCGATAGAAACCAACGCCGCGCAGTCCAGAAGCAATAAAGACACATTTAAGAACAAGCGCAGCCAGTATTACACCATCTTGGCTGATCGAATGTACCGCACCTATCGGGCAATCACGAAGGGCGAGTATCAAGACCCAGACCAAATGGTCAGCTTCTCATCCGAAATTAAGGACATGCCCGCGCTGCGGTCTGAGATATGCCGGATTCCCCGCAAGCCAAACGGGAATGGCCGCATCCAGATCATGAGCAAGGAGGACATGAAGAAGATCGAAATCGAATCGCCCAACCGCGCCGATGCCGTAATGATGGCGCTGGCCATACCTGACAAGATCAGAACGCAGCCCGTTTACGTGCCGCCCCCAATCACCCCAATGGGTCACAGGAATGGAATTAGAGCAAATTCTCGAACTCGTTGATGATGCTGAAACCAGCACCAGCGCGACCCGCGAAGAAGCGGCGGGCATGCTGGTATTTGGCCGCATCAGTCAGTGGGATGATGCTATTGGGGCGGACGTGCGCACAGAATTCAGGGGCACGTTCGACCTGATCAAGTCGAAGCGTAATCGCATCCTAGCGGAACTGTGGTCAAACCCCATTGACATTACGTTCAAGGCCAAAGACGGTGCCGATCCTGATGCAGCGGAAACACTGACAGGCATGTACCGTGGCGACATGCTGCGGTCAAAGGAAGCCATCGAGACTACGCTACAGGATCAGGTGGACTGCGGCTATGGTGCATTCCGGTTCGTAACGGAATATGAATCCAGCTTTGATGACATGAACAATCATCAGTACATCTGTGCTGAACCGATCAACGAAGCCAACAACGTTGTTTACTGGGACTCGAACGCCAAGAAGAAAGACAAGTCTGATGCCCGCTGGTGTGCAATCCTCACCACGTTCACTACCAAGGGCTGGGAAACCTACTGCGAAGAAAACGGCATTGAATACGAAGAAAACCCGGTATCGTTCAAGCAGCCGAATCAAACCAATTCATGGTTCTGGCGTGACAAGCAGGATGAAGTCAGAGTAGCTGAATTCTATTGGAAGGAAAAGAAGCGCGAACGGGTTTACATCTTCGAAGATCCGCTTGGCCAGACCAAGGCGGTCTATCAATCCAAGGTGAAGGATGTCCTGGATGAAATGGCCGATATGGGCTTTGTCAAAGTAGGCGAGAAATACAAGGAACGTTGGATCATTCACAAGTGGGTAGTTGATGGCAAGCATGTGCTGAAGAAGCAGCGCGTGCCCGGCGAACACATTCCGGTGATTGCAATCTATGGCGACTGGTCCCGCGTTGAGGGTCGTGAGATCTGGCGCGGCATCTACCACGACGCACAGGACGGCCAGCGGGTTCACAACTACAC